ACCTCCATGGCTGTTGTAATTCCCGCGAGAAGACACTTAGCCGCAATGCTTGCGTGCGTCTCCCAAGATGTCGCCACAATAACACCGTCAAGACCTCCGCGAGCAATAAGCTCGTCCACGTCTTGTGTGATAAAAGGCCTTTTACCTTGCTTTCTCTCTGCGTAATCCGCAAGAGTCTCTATTCTGTCGCGGTAAAGATCGCATAAAGCCGCTACCTCGACCTGCTCGAACCTGAGTGATTCACGAACGTGTGAGCGCCCTCTCTGTCCGCAGCCTATAAAACCCATCTTAAGCTTTCTTTTTTCAGTTGCCATTTTTAAGTCCCCCGAAATGATATAATATTATACCTTGTCATTATAACATAAAAAAACTCTCTTGTCAAGCCCATTTTTGCAATTGGGTGAAATAATATTAAATTATAAAAAAATAAGATGAATAATGATAATCTTCTCAAGTTAGTTAACAGTACCGTAACAAAAGTAAGTTGAAAAATATACTTTTATTTGATAGAATTATAAAATTGCTCAAACCACTGTCATTCTGAACAATTATCGCTGAGTATCTTCCCAGCTCTGATTGTGCAATGTATACAACATATCGTTACCTTCTACCCCTCCCCCAACGTAATGCATAATAAAAACTCGTAGATTTTTCGTAGAAACAATTATGAACAACCATTCATAATTACAAAATTAGAACAATTATAATTATAGGAGAGAACAACTATGAAAATAGAAAAAAGAGAAATCAAACCTTACAAAAAAAAAGCCTTCTGTGACTGCGGGGAAGAACTTAAGTTTGAGTGCAGTAGCTTAAGTACGCACATTTTATACACAAAGGACTCATATCTTCATGTTTGCCCGAAATGTGAAAAGAAATATTATCTCGATACTAAGTATCCGAGCATAGAATTCGAAGACTATGCTTGAAAAATCTAAATATCAAAGGAGATTAAAATGGACAACAAAACGCGCTTTTTAGATCTTTGTTCCCGAATAGACAGACCGGGAATAGACAAACTTATGGACTGGTTGCAGAGTAGCGATTTTTACACATGCCCCGCCAGTTCCAGATACCACGGCTCTCACCCCGGAGGGCTGCTCGAACATTCGCTCAACGTTTACGACGAACTTGTGAGGCTTTTAAAATGTTATCCAGAAGTTGAGGTTCCGGAAGAAACCGCAATTATCATCTCGCTTTTTCACGATATCTGCAAAGTAAATATGTACATCGCAGAGAGAAGAAATCGCAAGAATGAGTCAGGGCAATGGGAATCATACGACGCATACAGCATCAAAGAGAAGTTCTGCTACGGAGGCCACGGTAGCAAGTCGGTATTCATTTTGCAAAGCTATATAAAACTCACGCCGCAGGAAGCGGTTGCAATAAATTGTCATATGGGAGCATGGGACGGGAATAAGGACGTCGGCAACGCATACGAACAATATCCGGCGGCATGGCTTTTACATGTAGCCGACGAAGCAGCGACTTATATCAAGGAAGTGAAGGGAGAATAAAAATGACAAAATCTTTTAATTGGGGTGTAAACATATATTTAAAAAACGGCTTGAAGCTTGAAGGAATGCACCATTCAATATACGACGACGCAGAGACGGTAATGCTCGAACTTACATCTACATCGGATGATTATATATTGATTTTCGATTCGGTCGAAATAGGATACATATCATACAACCCGCACGAAATAGCGGCAATTAGCATGCTTTTTATTGGAGCCATAGAAACCGATGAAGATTACTGAGAAATTATTTTGGGGGCTTTACTGTACTTTTGTGTCAATAGTAATATTGTGGTTCGCATGTTTAGAGTGCAAAGATTTAAATTACCGCGGCTCGTCAGTTCAAAATAATCAAGAGGAATATTTTTTTTTGGCAGATAACGAAACAAAAACACAAACAAATGCGCCCACCATCACATCAGAGCCTTTTGATTCGAGTACAGAAACTGTTCTTACGGAACACATTATTACAAGCGAATCGGTTACTTTCGTTGAGGTCGCGGAAGAAACCAGGACAATAGAGGTAACAACGAGTACGGCTCCCACTCTGATTAGCTTGGGCGAATACAAACTTACTGCTTACTGTCCATGCTCGAAATGTTGTGGCAAATGGGGCGTGAACAGACCTGTAGACGAAAACGGAGAGCTGATTGTAATAACCGCTTCAGGTAAAAGAGCCAAGGCTGGCATCACGATAGCAGCGGATAGAACCGTATTGCCATTTGGAACAAAGGTTGTGTTCTATGGACATGAATATGAAGTTCAAGACGTCGGAGGAGCTATAAAAGGAAATCGAATTGATGTTTACTTTGACGACCACCAAGAGGCTCTTGAGTTCGGAGTGCAGTATACAGAAGTTTTTATCGTGCGAGAAGAGTAAACGAAAATGCTTTGATTTTTGCGATTCTTGAATCGTATAAAATAAATTTATTTTACAGAAAGGAGTTTTTCGACAAAATGGAAAACACAGAAATGAACATTCATCAGAAAATTCTGAAGATTGCTTCGATGGCGGGAGTGCTGCGAAAATCCAAAAAGGGATACTCTTATAGCTACACCCCCGAAGAAGACATTCAGGCCAAAGTGACTGCGGGACTCCAAAAATACGGAGTGATGCTTTATCACGAAATAGTTCCCGGATCGCTTAAAGTAACACCGTATACATACGAGAAGTACGACAAGACTATCAAAGGGGTTAAGCCTGTCAACGAGGTTATCGTACAAGCAGATACTGTCTACACATGGGTAAATGTAGATAATCCCGACGAACGAATAGTTACCCCGTATGCCTTTGTCGCTCAAATGGAAGATGCTGCTCAGGCGATGGGAGCCGGAGAGACTTACGCAAACAGATACTACCTTATGAAATCACTTCAGCTTGCAACAACTGAATCCGATCCGGACAATTACAGAAACAAGCAGATAGAGGCAGAGAAAGAGGAAGACAAAAAGGCTGTGATTGAACTTGAGAGTTCTATATCTGAAGTAGTGGCAATGGGAACGCAAAAAATTGCCAACGGAATGCCCAAGGAAAAAATGCGCGAACTTACCGCAAAACATAACAACGGAAACGGAAATCCGTCATCCATCAAAAACGTAGAGATTTGCAAAGCAATTCTCGAGGAACTTAAAAAAATATGAACATAAGAAAGGATTATAAAGAATGAAAGTAACATACATATGCGAAGTCTGCGGAAAGACATTTAAAACAGAAGAAGGGGCTGCTGAGTGCGAAAGAGTGCACGCGGAAAAAGCCGCAAAGAAGAAGGCTATGCAGGAAAAGCAGAGAGAAAGAGAAGACGAAATTTCGAGACTCGTTTCGGAGTTCTTTAAGGAGTTTAAGAGACTTCCCGAAATTAAACTTGACTCGGGAGAAGGACTTACTTATGTCGGGGCGATTGATATTATCGACAGACTTTTTAATGGGGAGATAAAGATATGATATATTGCAGTAACAAGACATACGGTCGCGTTTGGAAGGTGACTAAGAGTGAAAAATACATCGACCTTCAGATATCGACATCAGAAAAGGACTCGCAAGGAGCAACGGTATACTCTCAGTGGTATCCTCGTGTCGTCGGGCACGCCTTTAATACCATAAAGGACAAGGTGAAGGAGGGAGATACTGTAATGATAACCAAGGCAAAGCTTTCTCAGGAAAAATACAAAGATAAGGAAGGAAATACGAAATACGGACTTAAGTTTGTGGTATTCGAGGCGGATATTGTAGAGCGAGATACGAATGAAGGAAACGCAGAGCCGTCGTTTCAACAAGCAAAAAGTCCTGACGCCTCCGGAGGAGATACTAGCCCGTGGTAAATAATGATGCTTCTTTGGAAAAGTACAGCTTTTCGAAGTTAAGCTCTTTTCACACTTGCAAATACGGTTTTAAACTAAAATACATCGACCATCTCGAGGGAGAGGGGAATTGCTTCAGTTCATACGGGCTCTTAATGCATTCCCTTCTCGAAAGGTATGCTAAGGGGGAGTTTGAAATATGGGATTTAGCGGGAATTTTTGACTGGGAATTTGATACCGCTATTCCGGAAGAGTTTCCTCCAAATGAATTTTGCGATTTGAGAAAAACATATTACGAGCAGGGGTTGGAATATCTAAAGAATTTTCAGGGATATGACAAATTTGATGTGTTGGGAGTCGAAGAGGAATTTTCGATTCCCATCGACGACTGGTTGTTTAACGGCATCGTCGATCTGATATATATTGACGAGGACGGGCGATTGGTCATTTGCGACCATAAGTCTAAGGCCAAGTTTAAAAGCAGGGAGGAACAAAAAAAGTACACACGACAACTATATTTGTATGCGTATTTTGTTCATCAAAAGTACGGCAGATACCCGGACATTCTCAAGTTTAATATGTTCAGAAAGCAAAACGAGGTCGTGGTACCGTTTGTGAAAGCTGAATTCGACGAAGCGATAGAATGGGCGAGACAGACAGTTAAGGACATTCGTGCGTGCTTTGATTACAAACCGACGTGCGAGAGCTTCTTCGGAAATCACCTATGCAATCACAGAGAGTACTGTGAATACAAGGCGCCGCCGGAGCAAAAGAAAAATACATATAACAAATACCGCAAAGCGAGGGGAATACGATGAATTCATATCATTACGATTCCTCCCGCCAAATGCGGGATGACTTTATAGAAAAGATGATCGGAGGCGGGACAGTAGTGGATTCCTTTATGGTAGACAAAGGGCATCCCAAAGGTGCGGAAATACACAGTGTAACGGATACGGGGATTATCCTTATATACAATTCTATTACGAATAAGCTTATTACCAAGTTGATAGCCCGTCCCGAACAGATAAGAAAATTATACAGAGCAGAGGGAAGGGAGCCTCCCTCGCGGCTCATAAAAATAGCTCGAAAACACAATATTCACAAATACAATGAAGTCTAAAAGGAGGTGTGCCGCGTGATTGTTGAGCTTGAAAAAATTCAGAAAGCGAAAGAAAAGCTGGGGGACAGAAACGCTGAGATTATTGCCGAGTTACTCAAACTTGAGAAATGGGACGCCAAAAACAAAAAGGGGTGTTGCCCATACCACAAAGAAGATACTCCGAGCTTCATATATAACCCGAGAACATTTAAATTCCACTGCTTCGGATGCTCAAAAAACACAGATATTATAGACGCATATATGTATTCAGGTATGAGTTACATTGAGGCGGTCAAGAATTTGTTCGAAGAAGCGAAAATAAAATACTCGTTTAATGAGCTGGGTGTCAAGACAAAAAGAGAGTACAGATACCCACACGAAGAGCCGTTGAACGATAAAAAGCACGTGTATGAGTATATGGCCTTGCGAGGGATATCAAGAGAGACGGTCGATGCCGCCGATGTAAGAGAAGATGCACAAGGTAATTGCGTGTTCAACTTTTATGACACGAATGGTGTTCTTACTCTAGTAAAATACAGGCCGTCCCACAAGGTAGATAAGAGTAAAGGCGAAATTAAGTCGTGGTGCCAACCGGGAGCAGATACGTCCCCCCTCCTGTTTAGAATGGACAGAGTCAATCCCGAGGAACCGCTCGTAATAACCGAAGGGGAAATAGACACCTTGGCAGTAATGGAGGCAGGCTGGAGCAATGTAGTGTCATGCCCGTTGGGAAGTCAGAATCTGCATTGGATAGAGGAAAACTTTGAATGGCTTGAACAGTTCAACAGTATCATCATCTGTTCGGATAATGACGACGCGGGTGTAAAAATGCGTAAAGAGGCTACGTCGAGACTTGGTTCTTGGAGGTGCAAGTACGTGCAGATCCCCGATACATACACTAACAATGACGGGCAAACATATTCGGTTAAAGACGCTAACGAAGTTCTTTATTATATGGGAAGACAGGCTCTTTTCGATCTGATTATAAACGCAACAGATACCGGAGTTCCGTCTGTGACAGATATATCGGATATAGAGGATACAGATATTGATGAGATTGACGGCGTTGAGACAGGAATTCTCGATCTTGATAAAGAGATAATGAGACTGTTTTATGGAACGCTAACGGTTATAAGCGGACAACCCGGCGCTGGTAAGACAAGCTTCCTGAGTCAACTTATATGCAACGCGTTGGATCAAGGTATAGTTCCGATGATGTTTAGCCGCGAAATGCCCGGATTTTTACAAAAATCTTGGATTAGAAGTATTATGGCGGGAACGGCTAATATGCGAGAGTATACCGATAAAAACGGGAGCAAGTATTACAAAGTCACTTCCGAGGCGAGAGAAGCCATAGACAAGTATTATAAACAAAAATGGTTTCTGTATCGAGATGACTGGAGTAACAAACTTGATGACGTCTTAATATCAATGACTGACTGCTTGAGAAAATACGGAACACGTCTTATTATACTGGATAACCTTATGTGTCTTGATATTCAAGGTGGTGCGGACAGTGAGCTCCAAAAGCAAACAGAGTGTATAACAAGGCTAATAGAGTTTGCTATGAAATATCAGGCCGCCGTGGTTCTTGTAGCGCATCCGAGAAAGTTGGCCACCGGCACAGATGTAGGAATCTACGACGTAGCCGGAAGCAGTAATATCATTAACCTTGCGCATAGAACATTTGGTCTACGCCGAATAGACCAAGAGCGGGAAAAATCGAGCTATTCTGTTGTGCTGACAGTTATTAAGGATAGGCTTAGAGGAAAAGCTAATAAAAAGATATACATGCATTACGATCCTCCGAGCAGAAGATTCTATACAAATGAAGCCGAATATAATCATCAGTACGCATGGGAAAAACACGTCAATAGACCTAAGCTTACGTATCCTCACTCGGAGGAATACGAAGTTTACGGAGAAATATAGCAAAAGGAGTTCAAGAATGGGAATTTATACGCCATACCACTTACATTCTGATTATAGCCTGCTCGATAGCTGCACTAATTATAAGGATTACGTTGACGCGGCTGTTCAGTGTGGTTGTCCCGCGATAGCTTTCTCTGAGCACGGCAAACTATCAGGATGGGTAAAAAAGAAACAATACTGCGATAAAAAAGGGATAAAATATATACACGCGGTAGAAATATACATAACAGAACATCTTGAACCTAAAGTTCGAGATAATTTTCATACAGTACTGATTGCAAGAAACCCGGCCGGGATAAAGGAGATAAATTCTATTGTAAGTAAGTCCTTTGACGAGGAACACTTCTATTATACAAATCGAATTTCGATTGACGAATTTCTGTCATTATCAAGCAATGTTATTACCACAAGTGCTTGCTTAGCGTCGCCGTTAAATAAGCTTCCTGTTACGCACGAAAAATACGAACGAATGATAAAGAGATATGATTATCTCGAAGTGCAAGCCCATAATCACCCCGATCAAAAAGAACTCAATATTCATTTAGCGTGTTTGGCTTCAAAGTACAATAAGCCTTTGATTGCAGGCACGGACACCCATTCACTCAATGCTTACAAGGCAGAGTGCCGTAAAATACTTTTAAAAAGAAAGCATAAGTCATATGGCGACGAAGATAGTTTTGATTTGACATTTAAAACCTACGCCGAACTTGTGTATGCATTTAAAACACAGGGGGCGTTACCGGAAAATTTGTATATGATGGCGATACACAATACTAACAGAATGGCAGAAGAAGTGGAGAATTTCGAGCTTGATACAGCTCTTAAATATCCTATTCTGTATGGCTCTCGAGAAAACGATCATCAAAAACTCGTCGAAACAATTGACAGAAAATTCGAGGAGAAAATAAAAAATGGAGCAATAACAGCCGAACAAATTCCCGCATTTAAAAGAGCTATTGATGAGGAGCTGCGCGTATTTACAAAAATACAAATGGACGGATTTATGCTTTCAATGTCGGAGCTGATAACATGGTGTCGTGATAATGGCATAGCTACAGGAAATGCCAGAGGATCGGTTGCAGGAAGCCGAATAGCATACATTACAGATGTTATTGACTTGAATCCCGAAACGTGGCACACCGTATTTTCACGTTTTGCAAACGAGGACAGAGTAGAGGTGGGAGATATTGATACTGACTGTATTGAGTCCGACCGCCCGAAAATCTTTGAGTATGTGAAAAATAGGTTTGGAGCCAGCAAGACTGCCAGAGTTTCTTCGTTTGGGACGATTGCCGATAAAGGAGTCATTGATGATATCTGCGGAGCGCTTAGAGAGTATTATAAAGAAAATAATCCGGGCAAAACCGATGAGGAAAATCCATTCCGTATAGCTATGGCAAATAAAATCAAAAAAGAGTACGAATCCAATCCCAATGCGGCCAGAGAGAACTATTCTGATGTTTTTTACTACTTTGACGGTCTCCGCGGAACGAAGGTGTCACAGTCAATTCATCCGGCTGGCATGGTTATCTGTCCTAACACATTAGCAGATAATTATGGGGTATTCGATAAGGATGGAGATATATGTCTTTTTCTTGATATGGACGAAGTCCACGACGTCGGCATGGTTAAGTATGATTTTTTGATTTTGAGCAATATCGAGATTATACGAGACACATATTCGATGCTCGGACTTTCGTATCCGAAATCGCACGAGATTAACTGGTTTGACCAAAATGTATGGGAAGATATGCTTAGATGCCCAATGGGGGTTTTTCAGATGGAGTCGGACTTTGCCTTTCAGTTGCTGAGAAAATTTAAGCCTCAGTCCATCTTCGATATGTCATTGGTTACGGCGTGCATCAGACCATCAGGGTCATCTTACAGAGATGATTTGATAGCGAGAAAGACGCATAAAAATCCGTCGAAACTTATCGACGACATTCTTGCAGATAATAACGGATATCTCGTATACCAAGAGGACATCATTAAATTCTTACAGGAAGTTTGCGGGCTGTCAGGAAGCGAAGCGGATACAGTACGCAGAGGAATCGCAAAGAAAAACATGGATATACTTAACAATATGATGCCTCGAATATTGGAAGGGTATTGCTCGAAATCAGATAAGCCGCACAGCGAAGCGGAGGTAGAAGCACACGAATTTATAAAAATCATAGACGACGCATCTTCGTATATGTTTGGCTTTAATCACAGTGTGGCGTATTGCCTTATCGGATATCTGTGCGCGTATCTTAGGTATTATCATCCCTTTGAGTTTATTACGTGCTATTTAAACAATGCTTCGTCAGAGGAAGATGTCAAGAAGGGAACCGAACTTGCAGAAGCGTATGGAATACATATTACGCCTCCAAAATACGGTGTGTCAAGGGAGAAATATCACTTTGATACCACCAGACAAGTGATCGCCAAAGGGTTGTCATCCATTAAATATATGAGCGACAAAGTGGCAGTCGAGCTGTTCGATATTGCAACCAAGAATAAGCCCAAAAGTTTTATTGAATTACTGTATGCACTCAAAAACACATCTGTGGATAGCAGACAACTTGACATACTTTTGAAAATTGACTTTTTTGAAGAGTTTGGAAATTGTAGAGAACTTTCTCGGATAAGAGGCGTGTTCGAGTTCTTTAAAGAGGGGGAATGTAAGTCTATAAAGAAAAACTCAATCAACAACGACAACATTAGGGATGTGATAGCTAAATATGCTTCGTCCACAAGGAAAGACGGATCGGAAGCGGCTTCTTTTACCTTCTCAAATCAGGAAAACGTAAAAGAATGTATTTTAGAGTGTGAAAAATATATCAAGAACCTCATGCTGCCTGACATTGACATGAGAACAAAAATTCAAAACAGTCTCGACGCATTGGGGTATATAGATGTTGCGACAAATAACGAGGCTGATAGGCGCAGACTGCTAATTACAGATTGCATTCCTTTGTCGAGTGCGGACACCGGCAATGTATGGGCGTACCGCTTAAGCACAAGAAGCTTAGGATCTGGAAAAACGGCGCGCGTATCGGTGAGAACGGATGTGTTTGATAATAACCCCGTTAAAAAAGGAGATATTATATATGTTACTGATTTGTGGAAAAACAATCGGGGGTATTGGTATCTTACAAAATATAACATTGAATAGGAGAACAAGATGAAAACAGAAAAGCAAACAGATTTCTGTGAGAACGCTATCGACGCCGCAATACACACAGATTCGTTTGTTGTATATAACGACGAAGAGATGAGTTCTGAAGCAACGGATGTCAGTCACACTACATATTGCAGTAATGATGTCGCAGACTTCGACAGGCGTCACAGAGTATTGCGTATTTACGGAGAAGTGGACGAGAGTTCGCTGGACGTTATAGAGGCTATCATAAGATACAATATAGAAGATAAAGGCATCGAAGAGCCGCTTAGAGTGCCGATAAAAATATTTATAAATACATTGGGTGGTGACGCTTCGGTAATGTGGTCTATTATAAGCGCCATACAGTGCAGTAAAACTCCCGTGTTTACAATAGCAATTCACAACGCACAGTCGGCAGGAGCAGAGATATTGGCTGCCGGGCACTATCGCGCGGCTCTCCCCGGAGCAAAAATAATGATACATACAGGCGATTGCAATTATAGCGGGTCGAGAGAAAATGTGATGTCCATGTACGAGCACTACGAGGAACATCAGAGAAGAATTGTAAAGTATTTCTTAAGCCGAACCAATATAACGGAAGAGGAATATTTCAAACGGGCTCCGTTTAATTGGTATATGTTCGCAGACGAAGCTTTGGAACATGGTATTATTGATAGTGTATTGCGAGACATTGAAGAGGTGTTTTGATGGCTCGAAAAGAAAAGATAACCATAAGTTGCGTAGGAGAAAATGCGGTCGGAGTTACAGGAAGTTGTATTTGGATAAAAACTCCGCATAAACAAATACTGCTCGAGTGCGGTCTTTGGCAATCTCCCGGGGATACTCTTGAGGCCTACAAAATCAACAATAATCATTTCAAATTCAAACCCGCTGATATAGACTATGTTTTTTTAAATCACAATCATATCGACCATTGTGGAAGAATTCCGCAACTCTTTGAGCGCGCGTCGAATGCAGACATTGTAGTCCCCGCGAATTCAAAAGAAATAATGGAGATCCTTCTCAGAGATAGTGCTAAAATTGCCGAAGTTGACGCATCGGAGCTATCGAAGAAATATGGAAGGACTTATGCTCCAATATACAGCGACAGCGCAGTAGATAGGTGTTTGTCGCATGTCAGAGAATATAATATGGGAGAGATTATTGAGCTGGACGAGTACATTAAATTCAGATTCGTACCATCCGGGCATATATTAAATTCTGCGCAGCTTGAACTTTGGATTACAGAAGGAAATATCACAAAGAAAATTGCATATACGTCCGATCTGGGTAACATACATGTAAGGAAATACTACACTAATGAGTTTATCCCTATAACTAAAGCAGACGTATTCATCGGCGAATGTACATATGGTGGGGAAAAGAAAATAGCCACACAGCGAACCAAAAATAAAGATATTGAAAAACTAAAAGCTGTTATATATCAGACTTGCGTAGAACAGCGTGGGCGAATGCTTATACCCGTATTTGCCAACGACAGGTGTCAAAATATATTGACCCATCTCTACGAGCTCTTTGGAAATGATCCGTCTTTTAAAATTCCGGTGCTTGTTGATTCTCCAATGGCAGTAAGCATAAGTAAAAGTTATCTCCGCTTAGTCGAAGGCGCTGACAAGGAGAAATGGGAGTCAGTAACTCAGTGGAAAAACGTAAAGTTTATAACCGACCCCGCAGAGAGCAAGGTGTGGCAGAATGATGAGAGTCCTGCGATTATCCTCTCGAGCTCCGGAATGATGACACACGGACGTTCAAGAACGTGGTGCAAAGCGTTGCTGTCGGATGCGAGAAATACGATTGTGTTTTGCGGATTTAGTGTAAGCAATTCGCTGGCGTCAATCATAAAATCCGGCAAGGCAAAGATGATAAAGCTTGGCGGCGTAAAACGACCGAACAGATGCCGCATAGTAGATATGCATAGCTTTTCAAGCCACATGCAGAGGGACTCGCTTATTGAGTATTACAGCAATGTGGAATGTAGTAAAATACTGCTTGTACACGGAGATATGGGTAGTAAAATAGAATTTACAAAAGAATTGCAGGAGGCAATATCTAAAAATAATAAAACTTCAAAGGCTATATGCGTCAACAAAGAATATAGCTTAACATTATAAAAGAAAGGAAAAACAAGATGAGGTTTGAAAATACCGAAGTATGGGGATTCAAGCATGCACTGAGAGGAATGAGAAATCCCAAAGCGAGCTGGAATAAATCCGACAGCTACACAGATGAAAACGGCAATTACGTCATTGGAGAAAACGATATGAGGTTAGCTCAAGGATTGATTAGAGCGGGCTCAGAGCATCGTAAATTCCTCAGACAAATATTTGTCTCGGTGGATATTACCGCGCCGATTTACTGGTGGAAGGAAATGGATACTTATAAGGTGGGAACTACTGCAAACTCTACGAGCACGATGCATACTCTCTCTCAAGAAAAGATAGAAATGAGTGGTTTTGAAATCGACGATTGCAAACTTTCGGGAGACGAGAGTGTTCTTTGCCGTGAACCTGTACGAGCATTTCTCGTATGGCTTGATGAAGTCAGGAATAAGTATCTGGACACAAAAGACAAAAAATATTGGAAGGAGCTGATTCGCTGGCTTCCTATGGGGTGGCTTCAAACGCGAACGCTTACGCTGTCATATGAAAATATCTTCGCGATGTGTGGTAAGGGGCAGAGAAGATTTCATAAATTAAACGAATGGTCGGGTATAGATGATGAATCAAAATCCAATTTTATAGCGTGGACAAGAACACTTCCGTACGCCAAAGAATTCATATTCATAGACGAAAGCGAGGTTTAATATGGTATTTATATGTATATCCGGACAAGCCCAACACGGCAAGGATACTTTTGGAGGCTATCTATCGGAGTACATCAACTCATATGATGTCTCTTCCAAAGTCATTCATTATGCCGATTTGCTTAAATACATATGTAAAACATTTTTCAATTGGGATGGAGAAAAAGATTTGCGGGGAAGAAGCCTTCTTCAACATATCGGAACAGATGTGGTTCGACAAGCCAATCCGAATTACTGGGTAGACTTTATCGTAGATATGGCCGAGCTCTTTCCTGAGAAATGGGAGTTTTTTGTGATTCCCGATACGAGATTTCCCAATGAAATTGAAAGAATCAGAGAAAGAGGTCATATTGTTCTGCATGTACGTGTGGTGCGTCAGGGGTTTGATAACGCTCTCTCTCTTGAGCAAAAATTGCATATGTCCGAAAACGCGTTAAATGATGTTGACCCGGATATTTGGATATTTAACAAAGACATAAATGAACTTAAGAAAAACGCAAGAGAGCTTGCGAGAAAAATAATATACAAGGAGATATAAAAATGATAAAGTTGTATTCAACAGGATGCGTGAATTGCATATCACTCAAAGAGGAGTTGGATTCGCGCGGTATAGAGTATGAAGAGTGTAAGGACTTAAACAAAATGCTTGAGCTCGGTTTTGACAAGGTGCCTATGCTTGAGATATCTGATGGTGTTTACCTTGATTATGAAGCGAGCAAAAGATGGATTCAGGGAGGTTGCTAAGATGAAGAGTAGTAAAAATATTGTTGAACCGTACCTTAAGGGGAATGATTGGAGAGTAAAGGAAAATTCAAGTACCATATACAATTACGGCGGTCTTACTAAGTATATGATAGCAGAAGTTAGCAAAGATTATTGGCTTCGCGAGGTTTACCCTGAGCATATTGCAAGTGCGTATGTTAATGGAGACATACATCTTCACGACCTCGGTGGTCTTACTTTATACTGCACCGGATATTCTCTTAAGGATATTTTGTACAAGGGTGTAAGAGGAGTTGCCAATATTCCTACTTCCGCGCCGGCAAAGCACTTCGACTCGATATTGAACCAGTGCTCAAACTTAATTACAGTTTTTCAGAACGAAACGATGGGGGCAGTTGCATTTAACGGTTTCGACACTTTGCTCGCACCGTTTATTAAACAGGACAGGCTTAATTATGATGAAGTTAAGCAATCCATGCAAAATTTTATTTTCAGCGTAAACAGTAACAGTCGCGGAGGCGCTGAACCCGCGTTTTTTAACCTCACATTCGATCTCACTCCCCCCGAGGATATGATCGACGAGTATTGTATTATCGGCGGTAAGAAGGTGAGTTTTACATACGGAAGTTGTCAGCAGGAGATGGACTTACTCAATAGAGTTTTTTGCGAGATTATGCTTGCAGGCGACGCAGAGGGCAAACTTTTCTCTTACCCCATTCCCACTTACAACATCCACAGTCGCTTCGACTGGGATAACCCCAACAACGATCTTCTCTGGGAAATGGCAGGAAAGTACGGCACGCCTTACTTTGCTAACTTTATCAATAGCGAGCTCGATATCACAGATGTTCGTTCAATGTGTTGTCGTTTAAGACTCGACCTGACTGAACTTCGCCACAGAAACGGCGGCCTGTTCGGCGCGGGCGACTCTACTGGCTCCATTGGTGTTGTTACTATCAACCTCCCTCGCATTGGCTATATTGCAAAGGACGATAAGAATGCGTTCTACGCAAGACTCGATGAGATGCTTAACATCGCAAAAGAGAGCCTTGAAATCAAGAGAGAGTGGCTCCAAACCAATGTTCTCGACAACAATCTCATTCCTGCGTATATGGAATACGTTGGCACTATCAACAACCACTTTAATACTATTGGTATTGTTGGTATGAATGAAATGTGCGAGAACTTTATGGGCAAGAACATCCTTGACCCCGAAGCACACGCCTTCTGTCTTGAGGTTGGCGAGCATATTCGTCAGAAGCTTCTTGAGTTCCAAGAAGAGACCGGGCACCTCTTTAATTACGAGGCGACTCCCGCAGAGTCTACCTGTTATCGTCTCGCTCTCAGCGACATAAAGAAGTACCCGGATATTATTACTCAAGGTAACGGCAGCGATGTTTATTATACAAACAGTTGTCACATTCCCGTAAAGATGATTAAGGATATCAATACTACCTTCGCTCATCAGGACAAGCTTCAGACACAGTTTACAGGGGGAACCGTTATCCACTGCTACCTTGAAGGGGCTATTCCGGGCGAGCACGTAAAACAGATAGTCAAGTCGATGTTTACAACTTATTCCGTTCCGTATATGAGTATATCCCCCATCTCTCGTTACTGTGAACATCACGGCTATGTAGAGGAACGAGTTGACAAGTGCCCCATTTGCAAATCCCGTCTCAAGAAATATCAGCGCATTACAGGTTATTTACGTTGTGTTGATAACTTTAATAAAGGCAAGGCAGCGGAGTTCCGTGACAGAATACAGCTTTGAGGTAGAATATGCGCATCAAGGGAATAGAAACTGAACGGTTCCAAGATTATAAATGTCCGTCAATGCTCGTTGCGTTTCCGAGATGTTCATTTAAATGCGACAAGGAGTGCGGAAGACATGTGTGTCAAAATAGTACGCTTGCTTCCGCACCCGAGCGCGAAATTCAAGCCGCAGACATCGTCTGGCAGTATTTAACCAACCCGATTACAAAGGCTATTATTTGCGGTGGCTTAGAGCCATTCGACTCCTTCGATGACTTGGTTGAACTGATATCTAAATTTAGAGAGGCGAAGTGCGATGACGATATTGTGATTTATACGGGATACCGTAAATCGGAAATTTATGAACAAATCAAAGCGTTGACGCAATTCAAGAACATTGTAGTAAAATTTGGTCGTTTTGTTCCGGGCGAGGTTTCGCATTACGATCGAGTTCTCGGTGTACAGTTGGCAAATGACGAACAGTATGGAGAAAGGATAAGTTAAACATGAGAAAAATAATTATATCAAAAGATAAGGAAAGGGTAAAGTTTATTCGACAACAAATCAAAGAAAATGGTGGCTATTGCCCGTGTCGTTTGCTTTGCAACGAAGATACAAAGTGCATTTGTAAAGAGTTTCGTGATGCCATCGAGGCAGGCAAGGTCGGAAAGTGCCACTGCGGCTTATATGAACTCATAGAGTCAGAGGATTAACAATGAATAAAGAAATATTGTTTAGTAGCAAAACAGACCAATGGGCGACCCCGCAAGATTTTTTCAACAATTTAAATGCGGAGTTTAAATTTACGCTCGATCCTTGCGCCGATGAATATAATCACAAATGCGACACGTATTTTACAAAGGAGCAAGACGGATTAAAACAGGATTGGGGGGGGCATACAGTTTTCTGCAACCCTCCGTATGGTAATAAAGAGACCGGTTTGTGGACTAAAAAATGCTATGAAGAATCACTTAAACCAAACACGACAGTAGTTTTGCTAATACCGGCTCGAACAGATAGAGCGTCATTTCATGATTACATATACGGGAAAGCCGAAATACGATTCATTAGAGGAAGGCTGAAATTTGGTGACGGAAAGAATTCTGCTCCGTTTCCGAGTATGGTTTGTATATTCCGATAGCGCCTGCAACGGAAACATATTGAAGAAATTTAAATTTTAAAAAAGGAGGGCGGTATATGAAATGGTACGTATATTATCACAGTGTCAATGAACGAAAAATAAAAACTTACAACATATTCGACCATCGTGGCTTCAATCAAGATGTGAAAGACGGTTTTGAAAAATGTAGTACCAAAAAAGAGTTTGCAGACGAAGTGAAATTCTCATTGCAATACTACTTCTGGACTAAGTCTGAATGGGAAATCGTTATCTCACCTTGGTGTGGCGGTTTGAATACAAATAATATAAAAATAGATGTATATAATCAGGTAATGAATAATTGGGATGCGTTTATTGGTTATGTATGGTCATTTCGACCGAGAAAACAAGTGAGGCAATTATGATTAGCTGGATAAGAAGACAATTTTGCAAGCATGAATTTAAAGGAGATGGATCATGTATAAAATAACAACTACCGAAGAAGCACTCGAATGGTGTAACTCGTTCGAAGAAAATGTAGCATTGTCACAGATTGATGCAGGCAAAAGAAGATATTACGCATTGCAGGCCATACACCTCTGCAAGATAGCACTCCGAAAGCAGATAGAGAATCTTCCGATTTTCATATGGCACGAAGATGGTTCGGCAGATGAAGTGTGCTCAAAGTGTTTTAACAAATTAGACGGAGAGCCTAAGTACTGTCCTGAGTGCGGGCAGGCGCTAAAGAGAAAGCTGTAATCTGGGCAAAGAGCGCGTGCCAAAATTTGGTCACACGGCGTCGAAATTTCATCGTTGCCAACAGGCTTGCATCCGCCTCAATCGACCTGATGCAAAGAAAAATCCGGGCGACGTAGCGCAATAAACATAAAATTAAAAAAAAAATAAATATAAAAAATAGAGCCGCAAAGACTCTAAAAAAAAGAATGAAAGGATACAAAATGACTGTAAAAATTAAGAGAATAAATGAAAAGATAGACTTTCCTAAATATGAAACATCGGGTTCCGCCGGCTGTGATCTACGAGCGTCGATAGACGACGAGCTGGTCATCATGCCTCACACAACAGTGATGATACCGTCCGGAATTGCAGTGGCAATACCCGACGGATATGCAGGGCTCGTATGTGCACGAAGCGGAGTAGCCTCAAAGAGAGATTTGGCTCCGGCAAACAAGGTTGGCGTTATAGATAGCGACTACAGAGGAGAAATTATTGTGGCTCTTCACAACCACGGGCAACTTCCTCGTACGGTTTTACCGTGTGAAAGAATAGCACAGCTACTCATCGTCCCGGTAATTCAAGCCGAGTTTGAAGAAGGCGAACTTGAAGATACAAATAGAGGCGCCGGCGGATTCGGTTCCACAGGAAAGTAAAAAACAAGCCGTTCAAGATTATCTCAAACCAGAGAAGTCCTGAGCGGCTATTTTTTATAGGAGGGAGGGAAGTTTGTGGTTATGCTAATCCGCCTTTCGGATGGAGCATTAGGTTATATTTCCATAGACATCGCAAGTGAGGCTTGTATTGATATTACATGTTTGTGTGGTTATGCCTAAAAACTTCTTTACGTAAACTCCTACGCCTGTTGCAACATTGTCTGAAAAATATGCATTCCCATCTGAGAATGTCCAATTACCCTCATATATATTTTGTTTATAATAAGTGTTGAGACAGTATGAATCCGAGCCATATACAACAGTAAATTCTGCATGTAGCACATACTCCCACTCAACTGTTCCCGAGCTGTTTGTGTATGTAATCGGTTTGCTTGCTTTTAATTGTTGAATGGATGATCTTCCAAGACTTATATTTTCAACATTTACAGGCCCTACGGTTAGATAGCTTCCATCTTCATAATATATATTAGTAGTTGTATTTGCTGTAGTGCCTTCTTCAATATTTGTTTCCGCACCTGCCGGAATCATCGTGAAAAATATCATTGCTAATACAACTACAAAAGATAATATTCTTTTTTTCATATTTACTCTCCTTTTAATTACTATAGGTAATTGTTACAGCACCTATGCTTATATCTGAATAATAAATATCCAGTATATGTTTAATAAATGCAACTAAAAATATAATGACAATAGTGATAGTTACAATTATTATCAACAATGAGTATATCTTTTTTTGGGAACGTGTTAATTCCTCCAAGTAATCCTCTTTATTGAGCATACTTGTGGCCATATCTTTGGGGTTGCCGAATTCCAAGCACAAGTCTTCGAT